ATGGAGTCCTGGATAATGTCGCCGGTGCGCTTGATCGTGTCCTGCGCGGCCTTCTGGGCTGCCGTTAGGTCTTCGGTTGAGCGGTCGAAGACGGTCTGCGCGTCGGTGGCGTCGTCGGTGGCGTTGCTGCTGCCCTCAAGCACCTCCCGGTGCGCTTCAATGGCGGGATTTACCGCGTCCATGCGCTTGCGCAGGTCGGAGAAATTGACGTTTAGGTCGCGCGTCACCTCGGCCTGCCCGCTTAGAAGCGCGTTCTGCGCCTCAATGGCTGGCCGTGCAGCTTCCATACGCTCGCGCAAATCTGCATAATTAACCGCTAGTTTTTGTGTTTGCGTGTTAGCCGGCTCTGCGCTGGACGCTAAATCTTTGAGGCTGATGTCAAATTCGCCAAGCGGGTCCAACGCAATTTCTAGGGTGCGCTCAAAACCTGTGGCAGAGGCCGTCGCGGCTAGATACGCTTCACGCAGATTGAACAGACGGTCCTCAAGCTTCTCAATGCGTTCTTCGCTTGAACCCAGACCAAAGATATCGTTGTCCGCCGCGCGACGCGCATTTTCCAATTCGCTTTTGGTGCTGCGAATAAGTTCTAAAAGTTTTTCGGCGCCGGTTGTTTCCTGGAACGCTGCATTAATGTCCTCGGCTGCGTTTTCCAGTGCGCCAAGCACAAAGCGTAGGCTTTCAGACGCGCCGATAGCATCATCAATGTTGCCGACCAAGATAACGAGGTCATTGCCAAGCTGCTGGAAGGCGTCGCTGCCAGTCTCCTTCGTTTCCTGAAGTTCGTTCTGAAGACGCGGCAAGGCACGGGTCAGCGCGTTAATAACGCGATCCCGCGTTAGCTCACCATCCTCCAAAAGCTGTCGCAGCGCGCCAACGTTCTTGACCTCTTCAAGCTCGTTGATGAGCGCGCGGATCAAGCGCGGCGACGCGTCAATGAGGCTGTTGAACTCTTCCGCACGAACAACACTGCCGGCAATGGCCTGGCTAAACTGCTGCGTGGCGGCCGCCGCTTCACTGGAGGTGGAGCCTGAGATTGTGAGGGCCGTGTTGAAAGCCTCCGTCACCTGGAGAATTTCACGCGTGCTTCGCCCTGTCCCCTGTAACGCTTGGTCAAGGCGGACATAGAGATTCGTTGTGCTACTCAGGCCAGAACGAGTACGCTCCGAAAGCTGAAGCAAGGTCTGCTGGCGCTTGTTAAGCTGTTCTGTCGTGTTGGTGACTAGGCGCAGTCGGTTTTCAAGCCGAGTGGCTTCGTCAGCCAGCCGGAAGAACTCGCGCACAGCCAGCGCACCGCCAAGAGCCGCAAAAGCCCCGGACAACGCTGTGACCGTACCACGAAGACGCGAAAACGAACCTTCAACACGATCCGACCCACGCGCTGCACGCTCCGCACTTCGGTTGATGTCATCTGCCGAACGGCTAAACTGACGCGCACCCTCTTTGGCTGGGCGCGCATCAATGCTGAGGCGAAGCGTGCTATCTGCCATTATGAAACTACGACCTCAGTTTTCCGTAGTACAGATCGCGTGATCGGACCAAGTTTGACTCAACAGGAGGAGCCATCATGCAGAACGAGCCAACGCTAGCAGGCGCTATCTTTCTAGTCGCGCTGATCGCCTTGCACTTTGCACCAACGTACATCGCCCTTTATCGAAAGCACGTTCAGGCAAACGCCATTGCAATCCTGAACGTGCTTGGCGGGTGGACGATTGTTGGGTGGGTCGTCGCGATGGTGTGGGCTTTCACCGCTAACACGCGCGACGGCTAACTCTTCTTCCGTTCCTGAATCTCGGACGACACTTTGAGGTACTCCCGATCCATGCGCCGGATCAGGGTGAGGTACTCGTCAACGTCGTCTGGATCGGTGATGTCAAACAGCCGTAAATACGCCTCGATCTCCGTGAGTGGGATTGGGCCGGCTGACATACCCATCTGCCGGCTATCCGACAGCGTGTTGAAAGCCGCCCACACAGGCGCCTGATGGTCCGGCACCTGCGGGGCATTGGTGATCCACTCTGGAAGCGGCTGACCGCGCCGCTCAAGCACGTCCGCAAGCTTGTGAGCGCGGTCGCCCTTTTCTAGCTGCCATCGGAGGCAGGCTGCGAGTTTCCCGCGTCTTCCTCGATCCGATCCGCGCGGAAGGTTTCGGCTTCAGCGGCGAAGTACACCACCTCGTCAAGCAGGTCCGGGTCCGCCTCAAAGGCCGCAAGCGCGTTTTCGGTCGTGCAGGCCGGCGGCGTACCATCCGCGCCTTCGGCCGCGCGCCAGTCCACGAGCAACCCTTCAGCGACCCACCGCTTGTTTAGCTCGTCCTGTTTTTTCTCAGGAATGGTCCGCATGTTCTGATACGGCTTGTAGAGTTTCTTCCGCACGTCCTGTGCGTGCTTGCTCTTCGTCCGGCGTACCTTGATGTCGAGTTGGCCGTTGTAAGCGTCCGTTACCCAAACACCTTCTTCCTGAAGGTCTGGGTCCGCAACGCGGTTCTTGGCGAAAAAATCCATGCCGTTGTTCTTGGCAGCCATGTTATCTCCAGTCGGGTTTCAAAACGCAGGAGCGGCCCCGGCCAACCCGACGAAAGCCGGGGCCGCTCCTGCGCAGGTTTTCGCTAATGCGAAGTCGGATTAGTTCGTCACCTCAATCGAGGTGCCCGAGCCGCTGTCGTACAGCGCCTGGAACTGCATCTCGGCAAAAACGTCCTGGTTGTTGCCGCCAGCCGTCACATTGCCGGAAACGTACTTCACGCGCGGCAGATTAACCGTGTAGGTGTTCGTGCCGTCTGTCAGATCAAACGACAGCGAGCTTTCGGTGCCTGCCACGAAATTATCGTAAATCTGCTTGGTGTCCGCGTTGAAGTACACCGTCATGTTGCCGGTGACTTCACGCAACCCATAGCCGATCCCGACGCTGAACAAGTTGCCGATAGCGTTCTGGTTGCGAAGGTTGTTGTTGATGTTGAGCGACAGATCGGTCAGGAACACGTCACCCGTGATGCTTCCGATACTGATGGACGCCACATCAGGCGCGGCCATGATGTCGTTGGTGTTGGCGTCCGTGTAGGTCGCATTGGTGATGATCGTATCAGCCGATGCTTCGTCAATCGTCTGGAAGCCAATCGACCCGGTGATGATGCTGCCGGAACTCATGTTGAGCGACAGCGAACCGACGCGCGCACCCGTATAGCGCAGGAAGTAATCGTTACTGCTGTCCAGAACGAACTTCTTTTCCAGCGACAGCGACTTTTTATCCGTCCCGGCGGTCAGAGTGCCGGTGTTGAAAGAGCCGCGCAGGGCGTGCTCAAAAATGGTGTCCATCTCTGAGCCGTAAGAAAGCTCAAAGCCCACATCGCCGCCAGCAGATGCGCCGGTCTGCACCAGATCGCTAACTTCCGCGTCCGGGCGAATTTCGTTGGTCGTCTGGTTGGAGATGTTGGGCGTCAGGCTTTCTGACGTAATCCGAAACCGCTGAAAAGCCGGATCGGTCGGCGTAGTGCCGAACGTCGTTTCGGGGATAAACGCGAAGTCCACCTCAGAGGTGTTAGCAAAAGTTGATGCCATGATAAGGGCTCCTTCTATGGGATGGCCGTCGCTTCGCAGCGAGGGCGATGGCCTTGCCCAAGGGCCGGTTCGGGCGATCCGTCCAGCGGCGCTTAGGCCGGGTGCTGGATCGGCATTAAGCGGTCAGATCGTAAGCGAACGGACAGATCACGTTGACCTGCCACCAATCGCCGTCGCGACCGACCGTGTTAACGTAGGGCGCATCAAAAAACCGGATGCCCGGCGTCAGGCGCTTGCCGCGATAGACCGCTGCCACGAGGTCCGCGATGGACCGGGCGCGGCCGTCGCCTTCGTTGGCCGGCACGAACACCTGCACGATCACGTTGCCGGGATGGCGGTAGAGGTTCTGGCTTCCGCCAAAACCCGCGTTTGCCGCCTCGCCCTCAGTGATCGTGAAACGCAGCCAAGGCGTGTCAGCCGGCGGCGTGAAGCTGACGTTCGGCCACGCGATGTCGTAGCCGCTGATGTTGTCTGACAGTTCCTGCCGGATCGTGTTGGCGGCGCTTTCAAAGTCCGGCATTAGCGCGTGCTCAACCACATAAAGAAAGCCGCAAAGGCAATAAGCACGCAGGACACGACCTGCGCCCACTCAACCACGGTTCCACATTCCATCACTGAACCCGCCGAAACTGGACCTGGATTTCGGTCACGGTGGTGCTGACCATGCCGCTGGGCGCTTGTTGGCTGTAGCCGTCTTCGAGGCGTTCAATGTACGGCAGGTTGTTGGACAGCCAGATCACGCTAAACGGGTCCGCCGTCGTCACCGTGTTGCTGCCGCGTGCGATGGTCTGATTGCCGCCGGGATCGGTTGTGTCCAGCGTGCCCGTCGCCGGATCGCCTAGCGTCGTCTGCCAGTTCCCGCGCGCCCGGCCGGTGTCCACGGGCGTCTTGTTCACCACGCCGCGCAGCGCCTGAAGCCCGATCTTTTGCTGCACCTGCCGCACCTTGGCCGGCACTTCCTCGTCAGCGAAGCGCCCGACCTCGGCCTTGAACTGCTGGAAATTGCTGCTCATCGCCTGATCTGAAGCTGGTACGTCGCCACTTGCTCACCACTGTA